TGCGCGCAGGTCGAAGGCGTCTAACGATGCGATGACGGCCATTACTTGATCCCTCCCAGGATCCGGGCGACCGCGTCAACCGGGCGCATATGGCCCTTGGTGACGGCGGCCTTCAGCTGTCCATGTGCCTGCGCCGGGCTTGGCTGGGCAGCCTTGCGCGGCGCGGCGCCTTTCTGGGCGGGCTTCGGGGCCGGGGTTGCGGTGAGCTTGGCGGCGTCGAGCGCCTTGTCGCGCAGCACGCGCAGTATCCGGTGGTCCGTGACCGCGTCCAGGTCCTGGCGGGTAATGCCGTAGGGCTTCAGGTGGGCCACGATCTGCACCAGGTCGGCCTCGCGCGCCTTCTCGTCGACCCACGTCGGGATCGTCCGGAACAGCGCCTCGGCCTCACGTGACGCCCGCTCGCGGTTGACTGCCTGTACCGCCTGCGCCAGCTTCGGGTCGACCGCATCCGGCTTGATGGCCGCCAGGATCGTCTCGAGCTCGCGCTGCTGCCGCAGCTGGTCCGCGTGCCAGTGCCCGCGCTGCTCGGTCAGTTCTGACCGCTCACGCTCGAGCGCCTGGGCGTCACGGTACGCGTCCTTCAGCTGGCCGAGCGTGACCGGTTCGGCACCGTCAGCCAGCGGAATGCGCACCTCGTACAGTTTCGCGGGGTCCACGCCGAGCTTCTCGGCAATGGCCGCCACGTCAAGCGGCGTCTCAGCCGCTGGTTCGGCCTGGGCGCCCGTCTCCGGGGCCGGGGGGGCTGCGTCGGTGGCCGGCTCGAAAGCCCCGCGCAGGATGTCCTCGACCTGCTGCTCCTTGGACCGGTATTCCGGTGGCGTCTCCGCCGGAAGCAGCGTGCCGTCTGGACTCGACGGCAATTCAGCGCCGGGTTCAGCCATCTGTCAAGTCCCCCAGCATCGCCTTGACGCGGGCGCCGACCTTCTCGGCCGCCAGGGCTTCCGCCCGGCAGCCCAGCGGGTCGGCCTGCAGGCGCAGGAAAGACGCGAACGCCGCCTGCCGCACGGACTCCACGGCCGCGTCAACCAGCTGCCCCAGCGCCGCCGCTGTCTCGGGCGTCAGCCGCATCCCGGGCGGCCTGCTGGGCGGCGATAAGGTCGGTGGTGACGGTGGCGGTAAGCTTGGCTTCTTCGATCTCGGCATGGGTGGCGAGCTCCCGGTACTGGAAGGCGATGTCCTGCTGGTGCTTGGCGGCGTCCAGCTGCAGCTTGGCCTGCTCCAGCTGCACGCGGGCCTGCTCGAGTTGCATCTGCAGCTGCACCATCTGCAGCTGCAGCTGCTCCTGCTGCTGGCCCTGCGCGCCCTTGGTCGCGGCGACCTGCTGGGCGGCGCGGCCGGCGGGGTCGACGAAGTAGCCCTGCACGTTGTCGAGCTCGAGCGCCAGGCCCAGGTCGAGCAGGCTGTTGTACAGGCTCGGCAGGTCGACCAGGACGCCATCCAGCCCGGCCTGCAGCAACGCCATCTGCGCGGCAACGATCTCGCGCATGGCGGCAGCCTTGCGGGCCTTCTCGCCGGGCGACAGCCCCTGCTTGACGTTGACGCGGCTGCGGTCGCGGAACTGGCTGGGGTCGACCTCGACCCACTCATCGGCCAGCCGCAGCTGCAGCGGCTGGCCGTACTCCTCGGCGAGCGTGCGATGCACCAGCAGGAACAGCGAGCGCAGCAGGGTCTCGGCCAGGTTGCGGGCGATCATGGCCGCCATCTGCTCCTGCACGCTGACCAGCCGGTCCACGCCCATGCTGCCGACCTGCTGGCCGACCAGCTGCGACTCGGCGTTGGCCATCTGCAGGGCAGCGCCGCCGCGGTCGGCCCGGACCTGGTCGAAGTAGGCCAGGAACCCGGCCGCGTTCGTGCCCAGGTCCAGCGCCGGCACCGGCAGCAGCGATTCGCCGACCGGGCCGGTGCCGTCCACGCGGATGACGCCGCTGGGCCGGCCGTTCAGCACGTCCTCGCGGTTCACGTTGTCGTTGATGGCGAGGCGCGCCAGGTTGCCGGCGGCCAGGTTGGCCAGCCACTGACGCAGCGCCAGCGTCTTGGCGTCCTGCACCGTCTTGAGCCGGTCGAACAGGCTCAGGCCCCAGAATCCATGCGGCTCCGGGAACGCCGTTCCGGCGGCGTAGGGGATGCGGGCGGCCGGCGCCTCCTCGAGGATTTCCTCGCCGCCCAGCAGCGTGTAGGTGAGCTCGCCGTCCTTGCGGTCGTAGACCCGCCAGCAGTACACGCGCTCGGCCTGCCAGCTGGTGATGTCCGTCGATGGCTCGCCGGCACGCTGGCGCATGCCCGTGGTCTGGGCCTGGTAGCCGTCCTCGGTCGGGATGCGGCGGACCTGGGCCTCGCTGTAGCCCAGCGCCACGAGCTCGCCGCGCGTGACCGGCCACCGCTCGGCCACAAGGGGGGCGTCGTCGAGCACAATCGACTCGTGATCGGGGTCAACCACGAAGTTCAGCGGGTCGACCGGCGCCAGCCGCAGCCGGCGCACCGTCTGCCGCGACGTGACCTGCACGGCCCCCTCGTCGTCCGGCTCGCTGATCTCGACGCCGGCGGTGCCGACCAGCAGCTGGGCCGCTTCGGGGCTCAGCACCATGCGCCGCGTACTGACCCGCTCCTCGTCCTCGGTCCAGACCTTGACGATGCCGGCTTTCAGCAGCAGGGCGTCCTTGATGGCCGCCGCCAGGACCACGTAGCCGCGCCCCTCTTCCATGATGACGCGGTTGACCGCGTCCGACTCGAGGCGGGCCTGCGCGTCGTCGCCGGGGCCGTCGGGGTCGAACGTGCAGACCTGGTCGCCGCAGAAGCTCGGCAGCAGCTGGGCCTGGATGGCATGGACCATGTCGGCCACGTCGGTGGACTGCAGCGCCGGCTGGCCGGCGATCTCGTCGCCGCGGGGGCGGCCCAGGTAGTAGGCCAGCGCGGCGCGCCAGCCGTCGGGGTCGGGGCCGTGGTCGATGGCCCGGGTAATGCGGTCGCGCAGGATCGCAGCGCGCGTGCGGTCGGTCATGCCATCACCATCCGGTCAAGGGCTGAGTAGTCCAGTTTTTCGGGCTTCCGGCCCAGCAGGCCGGCGTGCCAGGTCACGGCGAAGTATCGCACGCTGTCAGCCGCGTGGCTGGTGAAGTCATGCCGTGGCTGCAGTGCGTACGTCTGGCGCTGCTCCTGGTACTCGGCGCGGTACTGGCGCAGGTACTCCAGCCCGTCGCCGCAGCCGTCGCGATCCCACCAGACCTGGGGGATCAGGGTCCGCACGGCCTCGATGCCGTCCCGGACCGGGATGTTTGGCGCGACCACGCAGCGTGCGCCAAGCTCCTCGAGGATGCCGCGCCGGGTGCGGCCGTTGGTGCTGTCGTGATGGTCGGCGTCGTGCGGCAGGATGTTGCGCGCCAGGTTCCAGCCGCGCTGCTGGGCCTCAGTCTGGATTTCCGACCAGATGCGCGGCAGGGCCACGTTCTGCCACTCCCGCCACCAGATGGCGCGCACTTCGCGGCCGACGATCTGCCACGCCCAGACGCTGGTGGCATCGCTGAAGCCCAGGTCCCAGGACAGCAGCACCGGCGCCATGGGCTCGGCCGGCACGCGGCCGATGCGGCCGGCGGCCTCGGCCTCGGCGAGCACGGTGGCGTAGTAGGCGCCCTCGGTCGCGGCATCCCAGCTGCACAGCATCTCCTGCTCGTACTTGTTCCGGCTCATCTCGCGGCGCATGGCGCTGAGCTCGTCGGCCGGCAGGGCGCCGGTCTGTTCGGCGGTGTAGACCCCCGTGACCCAGTCGGGCAGGGCCTGGCCCTGCTGCCACAGCGACCAAAACAGGCCGACGCGGCCGCGGGGCGTGCCGATGATGAGCGCGCGGCCGCCGTGGTCGGCGAGCGCCGGCCGGATGACGGCCTCCCAGGCATACGGCGCGATGTCGGCCACCTCGTCGAGCACGGCCGCCACCAGGCCCATGCCGCGGATGCTGTCACCGTTGTCCGAGTCGGTACCCAGCAGGTAGATGCGGCTGCCGTTCGGCAGGGTCAGCTTGAGCTCGCTGCGGTTGACCACGGACCCGGGCGGGGCGTTGCGCGCCAGCAGCTCGAGCGCGATGCGCCGGGCCTGGTCGCGCT